CTTTTTCATTTTCTGTTTCCACTATAATGTCCTCCTAATTTTTATTGATTTCTGCAACCAACTCTGTGTAATCATCTTCTGTTAATCCACCAGATAAGACAAGCACATCAAATTTTTCAAGCATTTGTTCTTTGCCCATCTTTCCAACAGCTACAATCTTCTTACACAATCCGTATGAACGTCCGTGATTCATATTTCATACCTCCTATTCCGTTATTCCCATTTCCAACATTGACAATCGCACATCAACATCAAGCATAAACTCGTCCGTATATTCAGGCAAAGACGCTTCATATGCTTCTTTACTGCCATACTTGACTATTTCGGCTAATTCAGTATATGGGTCATCTGTGCGTAACACTATCCCCTCTGCCCATTTATATGGGTTGTCCAATTCTTCTACATTCTGAACACTTAACAATTTATGCTTGTCAACATAATTTGTTTTAAAACCGTTTACTTCTTCCTCGTCCAAGAAATACTCAAGTGTTAGGTCAAAGTTATCTGGATTATCAAAACCTTCGTCCAAAAATTTTACTGACTTTAACGTTTTCAAAGTCACTATATAATTTACACACTGTACTATATTGTTAGGTGTAATTCTAAAAAATTCACTTATATTCATAGTCTTCCTCCATATTAACTTACGCTTCTAAATGACGGTGCTGCCATTCCCGAAACTGTCTTAGTATCTGTTGTTGACGTGCCCGTACCATTTGTGCCTATCCAAGTTGATTGATTTGTATAGCAAGCCTCAAAGAAACAATAATTTTTCAATGTAGCCAAACTCGCCGCCGAAAACCATAACTTACAGTTAGATGCCATACAATAAGCACAGAAAATCACTGACGCCGATATATACAAGTCACAATGGTTAATATGAGATGCACTAAAATAGCCTTCTGCTTGAAGTATCTTAATTCGGCAGTTAGCAAGACTGTTAAAGTTTCCTGTTGTCGTTTCTGATTGACTAAATCGCCTACATTCAATTTGTGTGCCAATAATATTCATTGTAGAGTCGTCCTCAATATAGCTATGATTGCTACTAACAGTTGTGCCTATATGCTTTATAAAACCGCCAACCATACTACCCTCACACCTGTAAAAAACACCATTGCTAAGTGTGTTATTACTTGTTGTAGGAAATATTATATCTGTGTCAATAATTTCGGCAGTACAATCTCTAAATATCCACCAACAAGGATGGCTGTTATCATAGCGTTTTGCAGGCAATGTTACAGATATTCTACTATTCTTTAACTTCACTTTACAATTAAAGAATATTGAATCTGTGTTGTGCATTGTGTTTGCATAACTGATTGAACAATTATCAATTTGCAGTACGTCATAATCGTTAAAAGCACCTGCATTAGGACTAATATTACTTGTGGATAAAAAATTTATATCCATATTTGTAAGATGTAATGTTGGACTTGTACCCACAAGGTTTGATATAAGAAAAATATAACTTGTGTTGACTTTAGTAATACCCCTACCTTGTCCCTCAATTACAACATTCTTCTTTTGCAGAAGTCTGCTCGACAAATTATATGTCCCCTCTAAAAGGATAATTTTTCCCCCGTCTGTTAAAGAGTCCATTGCTTTTTGAATAACTATATCGTCATCTGTTCCCGAACATTTAAAGTCACAGTACCTTGTCACCGTCGATGAACCGACTGTTATAACAGATGGCTTACCTGAAACAAACTGCTTATCAGATGATAGTGCTACCCAGTATGTACCATCATACACAAATTCAACAATTTCATTCGTCGACCAAGAATTGTATTGAGTTATAGCATCATATGAACCGTCTGCTCGTAATAGCTTTACTTCTTTTGCTCCTGTTGAATTTACATTTAGCGTAACTTTACCTTGTGTTCCGGCGAAAGGATAAGTAAACCTTACTAAAACCCTCACTCCTGTTAGTAGTTTAAAATTAGTAATGCTCAATCTTCTATCGCTTATTGATGGACTGTCGGGGCATACTGCATAAGGCGGTTGTTGCCATATCGGAGCACCGCTTCCGTTGCTGATTAAATTATATCCGGTCGTTCCCGCACTTGTCGGCGCATACCACGACTTGCTTGCCGTTGCCGAACCGTTATAGCTCGTTGCTGAGCCGTTCATTGTCAGTGTCAATGAATTCGGATTTTGCATTGACGTTGGTTTGTTGGATAGGTCAGAATATGAACCTGTAAACGCTACCGTTTTTAAATCGGTAAAGAATTTCTTTATTTTTCCGAACAATGTGCTTAGCGTTTCACCACTCGCTATATTTACTCGTGTGCTTGCCTCTGTAAATGTCGGTTGTTGCAAATTCTTATCCGCCTCTGTTCTTGCGGTTTCTTCGTTTGACAGTTTTGACTGAATTTCAGTAATGCACTTACTTACCAAACTCCAAAACCAATTAAAAACATTTGCCGACGGTTTATATCCGGCTTTAAATCCGTCATTTTTCAGACTATCGCTCGGCTCGGTGCCTGTATTCTTCCATTCAGGCAAACTATTATTAAAATTCATACATTTATTCTCCCCTCTTAAATATTTCCTAAGTAACCGCCGTGACCGTTACCATCGGCAAATCCTGTTTCAATGTTATAGTCATTTTCGTGGTCGGCAAATTCAAATGTTCCGCTATATTCATACGCATATAATACCGACAAATGTGCCGGTTTCAGATCCTCGATAATATTCTTAATCACACTTTCCGGCACATTCGGTTGATGAAAAATCACCGTAAAACTGTAATTCTTAATATCTTCGGTTATATCAACCAATACACCGTAACTCTCAATTACCGCCCGCAAATTCGCCTTTGTTGAGGTTTGCGACCCTCTCATTCTTATTTTAATAAGGCTCTTTCGTGCCTCAAGGGTATTGCCGATTTCTGATATACCCAAACTTTTTTCATATTCTCTTACGGCATCTTCATCGGCACTGTCAATAAATCTGTTTTTCATAAACATTTCTATCAACTCATACAAACGTTCAAATTCCGCATTGACGGGTGTATTTAATGCTTTTATATACCGTGACTTTTTATAGTACGACGGTAAATTCTGTCCTACATCAGCCAACGGTAACACCCCCAAGGACAGCGATTTCAGTTTCGGATATTGCGATATTTTCTGTTTTTGAATTGATTTTCAAATTTGAATAATCGTCAACACCGTCTGTATTCAATATGGTTTGACCTATTTTTGCATACGACACATATCCGTTTGCAAAAGACACATCACGCAAATAATTTCTGATATTCGCTTTAATACTTTCAATTGTACTTTCGTCCACATCTGCCGAAAACGTAACATTTATACTTACTGTCGTTGCAGTTGTAACTGTTACATCTGCACCTATTGGGCATTGTTCATCTATATAACTCTGTACCTTATTTATAAGCTCACTTCCCGCAAGTTGTTTTTCGCTGTCAACGATTATCACTTTAACCGTTCCCGCCCCGTTCCACAACGGCAAGCATTTTGCGTCACCCACTCCGTCAACTGATTTTGCCCAAGAGATATACTGCCACTTATTCCCGCTTGTTATAGGATGCGAAACATATTCGGTAAAACGCTTTCGCAGTTCAACATCACTTTCTTTGTCACTGCCTCCTGTGGTTGAAATTTCATTTGTTACGGATACAAGTCCTTGAATCGTAACCGGAAATCTGTTTATTTTCCCTTTTTCAACATTGCCTTTTACTCCGGCACTGTCACACACAATTCGTACCGTTACACTTCCGCCGTTTGGTATAATCGCATTTTCGGTTATATTAAATATAACATTACCCGCCGCCACCTTTTCACCGACAGACACTTTTGCTCCGACGTTACCGCTTACAGTCACATATCCTGTTGCATAGCTTGCCTCTTTGCGTTCCAATCCGAACTCGCCTACACGCATATCAAGATACTTACCCGTAGCGGTTGACGCATAAAAATAGGAGTCAAGAGATGATATAATATCATAAACATTCTCAAACTCCGTTGCCGTTGATTTTTCTATATCGTATGTATAAGTTCCCGATGACGTATCATATCTTGACGGTATCTGCAAAAGCATACGTTCAAGTATTGTATCAATAGTTTCAGCCATTATATCGCCCCCTTAACGTCATTTATATCGCCGTACACGCTGTTTACGGTAAAAGATACTGTAAGCAGTGAGCCGTCTACTTCCATATTAAAGTTATCAATACTCACTATATCTTCATTTGCGGTAAGCATTTCGGTTATCTCGCGCTTGACTTCCGAACGGATGTAGTCACGATTGTAATTCTTTCCGACAAAAGTATCTTCTATATTTATACCGTATCCTGTACCGTTATAAATTTTATATCTGCCCTTTTGCGTATTGAGTATTTTTTGCACCCAATTTTTTATACGTTCCCTGCCGACCGTCATTTTCGGACGACCGTTTATAATAATAAAATCGCCCTTTTGAAAATCAAATGCAGGTTCTGTTTTTGTGTAATCAGCCATTCTCCGTCACCCCCAACACCAAATATCTGTTATTGCCTCTGTACGGAATCATTGCAACTTCTCTGCCTTTATAAACATATCGTCCGTCAATATCCTGTTTGTATAAATCAATAAGACTTTTTATATGGTCCTTAGTCAGAATTATTTTAGAGGTGAATTGTATTTTAAGGTTCGGTAGCTCAATTATTTTACCGAATACGACAAAATCACTCGTTGCGTTTTCACGGTCCTTAAACATCTTTGCAAGTGTTTCGACTCCGTTTTTCATACTAATCTCTCCATATCAATTTTATTGTAGTGAACACCGTTTTTTATACTGTGCTGACTGCTTGTAATCACATATTTAACACCGTCTTTTTCTATCGTACTTCCGGCTCGTGTATAGCTTGTCAGCTCCTCTATTATTTCACCGGAATACGTTTCATCTTCCTTATTCAGCTCGCCAAGATTTTTCTTTGCCAAGTCCGACGCATTATCTCCGTCATTCATTTTTACCACTTCTTGCAGAAAGCCGTATTTTGATATACTCTCCTCGGCTTTCAGAGTAGTCATAACGTCCGTATCGGTTATCACCTTAACACTGTTCTTCATATTCTCAATACTGCCTTTATGCTCAATATTACCCATATACTGTACTGAGTTTTTGAGTTCGGTATTCGGCGATATTCTAAACTTCGGCTCGACCGACATATCACTGCACAAATATATACGCATACCGTCGGGTACAAAGTCAAAGTTATACCCGTTTCCGCACTTATCAAGAATATCCTTGATAACGTCCGATACAGGCTTGTCAATATATATTTGCGTTATAAGCGTACTCAATTCGGGAATAAGCACAATCGGAATGTATAAATCGTTGCATATTTTCTTTATGCAGTCATCGGCTCGCATAGATGTAAACTGATATGTGTCGGTGGTTTTGTTCAGATACCACCCTACATCAACGGCAGTATATTTGTTTTCATACATTGCTCCGTCGTCAACCTCGATTATTACACCTCTGAAATCTTCTTTATCTCCTCCGCTGTACCTCATAATATCGCCCATTTTTGGTATGTATATATTCATATACTTCATTTCTTTAGGTTTCGGAGTGCTGAAAGACATCGTTGTCGCAAGTGTATTTTTTGTATTTGTCCACGATATATCTCCTATATGCTTTGATACGTCTGTATCATTTACCACTACTTTCAAAGCACCGTCTAACAGCATAGGTGCTTGTTTGAAAATCGAATTGTGGATAGGTATTTTTTCGTTGGTATCCGCAAAATGATATTCTTTTTCACCGGATGTACTTCCTGTACTTCCGTATGTCGGCTCTGTATCGCTTGTCCAAATTCTCACAACACGGGCAGAGCGGTTAATCCCTTCAGCCTCTAATGCAGATGTGAATTTTTCATTGCCTATCACAACATTTCCGTCAATGATAAACTCCGTCATATTTGCGTCACTGCCTGTGTGATACATATGTCGGCTGTCGGTTTCGCTATCTTTCTTTTCGTCACCTTTGACTGCGTATATCACTTTACCGTCGTCAAATTCAATCTTAACAAACGTGCCGTCCGGTCCGTAATACGAACCGAGTGCCATACAAATAAAATCTTTGTACTTTCGCAATCCGCCATTTGACGTACTGCTGTCACTGCCCCACAAGTATTTATATCCGCTTGCTTGACTGTTCGTATATGTTTGGTATGCCATATATGATTTAGTTGCGAGCGACTTTCCGATGTTCGGTATTTCTCTCTCAACCCAGTTTGCAATATAACCGCCTCCGTCTTTGGTATATCTGAGTACACAATCCCACGGATAATTTCTGTAAGGCACGTTGGTAACAATACCGAATGATGTTCCTCTTGCCTCAACGGTTGTTCCGCCGTCTGCCTGTACCAAAGCGGTATGGTCTGCTTTATTTAAAAGCACATCACCTTTTAACATACCTGCTCCGTTTGACAGATTACAGGACGATGTTACGTCTTTAAATCCACACGAAATAAAAACGTTATACATATCCCCCGTATATGTAGCACCATTATCTTTTACAGGCACTCCCGCATTTTGATATGCCGTTATAACAAAAGAAGAACAATCATAATGCGGTCCCCATCTCACGTCTTGACTGTACCAATGACTGTCGTCATTTGCAATATCTGTCGCCCATTGAACTGCATTATCAATTACACCCATATATACCTCCATTTTTGCGTACAAAAAAAGTACACCGTATCCGATGTACTTTTTAAGCCATAGTTAAAATTAATTTGTTTTTTGGGTTATTATATATCCGTTTGAGTTATCTGCCGGAACAAGGTGGAATGTAACTGTTCCGAAGTCTGTTCCTGTTGAATCGGTTTCTTTAAACATTACATTCATTCCGTCATTGACATTCTCGGCACTTATAAATTCATATCTGCCATCTCCACGATTTGAAACACTGATTTTATAATTACCGTTTTCATATAAAACACTGCTGTTATCGGTCGGATGATATTCAGGCATATCTACTCCGAAAAGCGATTTATAAGTATCTCTTACGGAATTTTCAGACCATTCAAAATATCCGTTTTTATATTGAGTGGACATATCCGCGCCATAACCCTCTGTGTAATAATAGAAGATAAAGCTCTTTACAAAATCTTCACTTTTTAAATCGTTCTGAGTAAAATACGGTATCACATAACCTTGCTTCGCAAGAAACGATTTTGCATTATCGTCTAAAACAAAATCATTTTTACTCGGTTTTGTTTCATATACATATCCGTCTTTTGAAAGCTGAATAGTATTGTTGTTAAAATCAACATTGAAACCGCCTACCGTATCAGCTATATCACGAAGTTTAAAATATGTACTGCCGTCAATATTATATCCCTCTACATTAACGTTTTCGCCGTTTAATTGAATAGGAAACGTATTCTCTGTCGCAGTATAATTTACTGCCAAAGCTACCGAGCATGATAAAATCACACCTGTTGCAATACCTGCTATATATTTCTTCATATTCATAACCTCCCTTTTGTTTTATTATATCACAAAAGGAAAATATTTCAATAGTTTTTTAATCACCGAAACAACCGGCATTATCCATAATAACAAGCAAACGTATCATACTCTTTGTCAAACCGTATCCGTCCTCGCCGTCACCGTTTAGATAGCCTTTTCTTTTTACCTTTTCAATAGTCGCCTCTGCCCATGACGGCATAATGTCAACCGTATAATTTTCAAATCCGTCTGTTTTGTCAATAATAACAAGTGTACGAATAATATCCATTGTAAGACCGAGTTCATTATCGTCTGTACCGCTTATAATACCTCTGTCCATCAGCTTTTGAATAGTCGGTTTAGCCCAAGACGGCATATTATCGTCCATATAGTTATATATCATTGTGTTTTCAACACTGCTAAGCCTTTCTTCTATATTATCAATTCTTGCCATTATTTCATCATACTGTGCCACTGTCAGTCCCTCCTGTTCATCGTTTAAAAGATTAACCTCGCCGAGTTCGATTGAATAATTTAAGTCGCCGCCTGTGCCGACACTGTAATCAAACTTATCTATTGCCGCCGCTATATTTATATCTACATTGCAGATACCCGAAGACGTAATGACAAGCCGTATCGGAAGTTTACGCTTACGCCAGTTTTCGATTTTGTCCGCATATTCCTGTCCTTTCATACTTCTGTCCCTTAAATACGGATAGTCGGTCATCGGTAAGAAACTGCTCCACGATACAGTTTTAAGTTCGGGATTTCCGATAATTTTTATCCAACCGTAATTTGCCGTTTCAAAAGTTTCCGTACCTTGTGAACTTGATACGGTAAATTCGGACGGCGTGACAGGAATATGTATAACTTCTTCACTGTTGTTTATACTTAAATAGAAATCTAACATTTTGCCTCCTACATATTTGCCATACATTTTTGAATTTTAGGAACTATTACGTTTATAACGTCGTCGGCGATTTCATCGGTGGTTTTGTTGTCGGCGTTTATAACTATCTTAATTTCATTCGTTATAGTATTGCCGCCTTTGTTGCTTTCGGCTATGTATTGACTTAAATTGTTCCAAAATGTTCTAAGCGGAAGTATCGCCTCTGCTCCTGCCTCTCCGCCCATTTGAACTTTTCCGTTTGCATATCCGAACGCTGTCGGACGTGTCATAATACCGCCTTTTGCATTCCATTCAAGTCCAAGTTTCGGAATCGGTGTACTGACACCGGCTATACTTACCGTACCTTTTTGTACAATCTTAGGCGCTTTGATAATTCCTTTAATCTTACCCCAAACTTCCGATACCTTGTCGGCAATACTGCCGAATATCTCCTTGACTTTGTTCACCGCCGCACTGATTTTTTCAGTAATACCATTTTTAATGTTTTCAAAAATAGTCATTACGGTGTTTTTCACATTGCCAAACGCTTCGCTGAATTTACCTTTTACGACTTCCATCTTTTCACCGACTGCATTGACAACCTCGCCGAGCTTACCGCCTGTTAATTGATTAATTGCGTCATAGCCTGTCCTGTAGTATTCCTTGACACCCTCTATTGCCGCAAATGTAGCACCTTTCAGTCCACCGCCGTGCGCGTCATAGGCACTTTTTATGTTGTTCAGTTTTTCCGATACAACATTTTTAACACCGCCCCATAATTCTGACGTTTTTTCTTTGACTCCGTTCCACATCTCGCTTCCGATTGATTTGATACCTTCCCAAATTGACTTTATCAACTGCAAACCCAAATCAAACCAATTAACAGACTTAAATCCTTTTACGATTGCACCCGTTATTCGCGGTAAAGCCGCTATCAACTGCGGAATTGCCCGTACAAGTCCGACTGCTAAGTTTACGACCAACTGCATTCCGTTTTGTATAATTTGGGGCATCATCGAATATGGCGCGCTAACAATTCCTGTTATCAGATTTACACCTGCATCTATTATTCTCGGTAAATTTGCTATCAAACCGTTAGCTAATGACGCAACAAGCTGAACGGCTCCCATAATAAGCAATGGTATGTTGTTCACTAATCCATTGACTAACCCCTCTATCAAAGTTACTGCTCCGTTCACAATTTGAGGCATAGAATTAGTTAATCCTTGCATTAAATTGCTGACTATTTTTGATGCCGCATCTAATAACTGTGGCACTACGGTTGAAATACCGGCGACCGCTACAATAATCATATTGCTCAAGCACTCTGAAAATTGCGTTGCGTTCTGTGTCAGACCATTTACCAAAGACGATATAAGCGATACGGCACTGTTTGCCAATGTAGGAGCGAGGTCATTAATTAACGGTGGAATTGTTTCGCCGATTACCGGTGCCAACCCCTCAATTAAATAGCCGACACCACTCAAAGCACCTTTAATGGCGGGTATAATATTCTGTCCGAATGTTACGGCTGTATTAATCAATGCGTCTAAACTTTGGTCAAACATATCTCCGCCTGTTGTCAGTCCCACCAACACGTTTTGAAATGCCGCTTTCAGTGACCCCCACGATCCGCTTATTGTCGTGCTTGCCTCTTTTGCGGTTGTGCCGGTAATATCCATTTGAGTTTGAATTGCGTGAATAGCCTGTGTAATATCGGCAAATGATGAAATGTCGTACCTCTGTCCCGTAAGTTTTTCTGCGTCACTGAGAAGTCGTTTCATTTCCTCTTGTGTACCGCCGTAACCTAACTTCAAGTTGTCAAGCATAGTATAATTCTGTTTTGCAAATCCCTGATACGCATTTTTTATGGACTCCATATCCGTACCCATTTTATTTGCATTATCGGACATATCAACCAATGCCGAATTTGCGTAATCCGCCGCCTTGTTTGTATCTCCGCCTAAGCTTGATATTAATGACGCTGAAAATCCCGTAACAGTATCCATATATTCATTCGCCGACATTCCGGCAGTCATATATGCCTTATTTGCATTTTCTAATACAACATTTTGCGCACTCATCAAACTGTCGTATTTCCCTTGAATATCAGAAACACTTTTACCGACACTCTGTGCATATTCCTCAACACTTCTTCCGCCTGCTCCGAACAACGTTTCTACACCGCCCGTAAGTTGTTCATAATCAGCAAATGCACCGACAGACTTTGAAACCAAAGCCGTTACGGCAGTCGCCGCAGCCGCTCCTGCCACCGCTAAACCTTTTCCGACTTTTATGGCACTGCTCCCTATACCTTTCATTACAGAAGACATCTTTGAGGCGCTGTTCGTTGCGTCTTTCATCGACTCATTCATATTTTTGACACTGCCGATTACACTTTTTATCCCTCGGGCAAATCCACTCGCATTAAGGTTCATATTCAGAACTATCGAACTTTTATTCTGCAAAACTATTCACCCCCTACGCTATCACAAATGCACGGCATTTGCTCGCTATAATTTTGCTCCGCAAAATTATTCACCTCCCAACGCCTTCCACTTTGCGTACTCGTCATCATTTGCCTTTTTGGCACTTGCAAGGAAAAATATTTTTTCAATTTCTGGTCTTGCAAGCACCTTTTCGGGCAATATTCCTCTTTGCAGATAATGATGTATCATATAGAGTTCATCATCTGCCTCTATCAGTTTTTTACTTCTTCAACAAGTTTTACACTGTCGATATATCCCGCAAGTTTCATACACTCCATTGCAATCGGTGAGATTTCGCCGTCGTCAAAAATCTTTTCTACGATTTCTTCGGGATATGTACAGCCGTATGCCTCCTGAAGTTCTTTTGAATGTAAATCCGGTTCGGCAACACACTCATAAACAAGGTGAGCGTCACCGTCCTTTTCCATTTCCGCCGATTCTGTTGCAAGCGACTTTGTCGGTGCTTTTATAACAATCTCGCCACCAAGGCTTTTTACATAAACTCTCGCTCTTTTTACGTTTTTCTTTGCCTCAAGCACTTGCTCCTTACGCTTAATAAGTTCCGCAAGAGTAATTTTTGTATTCTTATCCATAATCTTTTACCTCCGTTATTACGCATTCATTGTAGATGTAAGGTCATAGTCGGTAAAACCGCCGCTGAATTCTTCTTCAACTATCTTACCGGTTTCAAAATTCATAAGTGACACATCATTATACCAACAATTATCAAGTTGAATTGTTTCATAACCGCCGTTATCAGGATCTTCAAGTCTTGCCACCAACGTATGTCTTGTATCTTTACCTTTTTTATGTCCGTCGGCTATTTCTTTACCTCTTGAATATACCTTTCGTACGGTATATGAAAATTCATAGTCAACGCCCATAAGCTTTGAATCGTTCGTTGTATCGCCGGCAAAACTTACACTCTCACGATTTGTCTTTTCCTTTGCCTCGAACTTATACACTTCATAGGCAAGACTTCCGTCAATCCAAAGTTTACCGAATGTACCGGAACAAAGTTGATTACCTCTCGGTTTAACACTTTCAGCCATTATCTATCACTCCAATCCTATTTTAAAACTCAAATCTTCAATACAATCCTGTATTGTAATATCAGCCCCCGCAAATATGATACTTCCCGTATTTGCTACTTCGACTTCGCTGTCCGTCCAATCCGACACGTCATATTTTTGAGCAAGCCATTCACGTTGCGACTGAACGTCAATATACGCTCTGCAATCGGCACCGTCATACAATACGCCCTGTGACTGCAACGACTTAAAATACTGATTAACCGCACCGATAAACAACATTTTATTTTCGTGACTGTTTACAACATTAATATAATTTTCCTCAAACGATGCTTTTATATCATCTCTTATGAGGTCAAGACTGTCTATAATCTTGATTTTCTTCATATCCTCCGTCTTATCGCCCGACAATGTTACAAGCGAATTGACACCTCTGCCGACTTTAACCTTTTCGCCGTCATTGATAAGTATAAACTTACCGCCGTCAATATCATCATCCGGAGTTGTACTTTCCGTTATGCTTTCAACCTCCGCAAGAGTTTGATACGTCGCACCCTCTGTCATAGGCAATCCTGCCAAAAGTCCTGCAATACGGCAACAGTATTCGGCAGTGGTATAAACCTTTGTACCGACTTTTATATCATTGGTTGCGAAGTTTATAATACCCTCATTATTCGCCGCATACGGAAGTACGGCTTTAAATGTCTTTTTCGCATTTCTCTGTGCAATAATCCAATCCGCAATATCTTTTTCGTTATCGGCAAGCGACGGTATTGCAAGGTAATTCCACTTTTTATTTTTTAATCGTGCAAGTGCGTCGTCATAAGTATCTTCCGCACCTATTCTCTCGACAATAACCCTTTGCGGTCCGCCGAGGAACGTCTTGCTTATGTAATCATAATTTGTGGTTGTCCAATGCGATTTTACAACTTCACTCTCATTTGTATACGAATATGATGTAATATCGCTCTTGGTTGCGTCACGCAAAATCAGTGCAACAATGCCGTTTGCACTTCGTTTAATCGCCGTTTCAGCTTTGGACTGAAACACTATATTTATTTCAGGTAAACCCATTATAAATCTCCTCCTAACATCAAATCTTCTGCCTTATCGTATGTACTTTCGTTTCTCACCTTAACGGTGTAATTGTATACAAGCTCCGTCACAAGCGTATAGTTTTCCAAAGAGAAATTAATATCAAAGCACCTTACACGCATACCGTCTGACAGTACAAGCGGTTTATACAAAAACAAGCCTCTCAATTTTTCAGCCACTTCGATAAATTCGTCTTGACTTATCTCTTTCGGAACATATCGTATTTTTACCGTCTGCGTTTCATCGTCCAAAAATGAATTTGTCGACTGTACGTTAAGCGGAAACATTTCAACGATAAAGCAAGGCTCTGAAAATCCTTGTTCTGTGTATGCCGTATATACCGCATAATCATCGCCAAACAGGTTATGAATAGCTTTCGTCACTGCATTTTTTATTTTTGATGTCATTTCAATACTTCCTCCATTTTCTGCATAAGTATTTTAGGTGCATCCCTTTCGACTTTCGGTACTACGGTGTTAAGATACTTTTTACCCTCAACCCACTTTTTGCCGTTTTTCTTAGGCTTGTACTTCGGGGACGTACCCTTTCCGAGCCTTGTACGGTGTCCGAACTCCACATAAGGAGCATATTCAAGTGCGGTATATATTCCGCCTTTTACCGTACTTCCGCTTACAGTTGTTCTTTCTGCTTGCCAACTCTTTTTCAGTGTACCGCCCGTTTTACCGTTCTTGTAATGTCCGGGTTTTGTTACGTTACTGATGTATTTTAATGCCCTCTGTGAAATTACATTCATAGCCGATGCACAAGCTTTGGTGTAATCCACACTTTCCATTTGCTTTTGTAATTTCTCAAGCTGTGAAAAATCAATCTCATTCATTACGCATAATCCTCGAATAATTCCAGTGCAATTTCTTGGTGTGATGTATAAACCGCACTTTCACCGCTACGGCAATAGTCAGTTGTTTTTCCGTTTTGTGTAACGGTTATTTTACTGCCCGACTGTATTTCAACCTCCGGCGCAATAAAAAGCACAACCGATTGCGATATGGTGCTGTATCCATCGTCCTTTGCCGCCGAATTTCGGCTTTGAAACGAAAGTCGGCAAGGCTGTTCCGTTAAAACAGCCTTTTCGGTAAATACAGTTTCTCCTGTTTCCTCATTCACGCTTGAAACTTTCACTTTGACAGAACATAAGCCTTTATACAGTCTTTCAATCGCCTCTCTTACCATATTCATCACCACACCAACTTTCTGAAACGTGCAAGCCTTGCTTTGTAGTCTTTAAACACGCTCGACATACTGCTTGAATTACTGCCGTACGATACGGTAACATCGCCCTCTTTGATTGACGTTACATTGTCATATTGTCCCGACGATGCCGATACATCATAGCGGAACAAGTCCGCCGCCATAAGTATAACGGTATGCTTTAAATCATCGGGAATACTGTCAATGTGGCAATAATTCTTGATATATTCGATTGTGCTTTCAATACACCTTTCGGCTTTTCCTCTGTCATCTTCGCTTATGCCGTACATATCCGTAAAAACAGTTATATACTCGTCCATAAGTCACCTCATCAAATCTTGTGACGCATTTCGACAATTCTAATCTGCTTAGGGTCATATACAGGTGTCCAGTTTGTTGCATTAGCAAGTTCCGTACGCGTAGGACCTTCCGTATTTGCGACATCGGCGTCCGTAAACTTAATACCGCGTGGGTGAAGAATATACGTCTTACGATTGATAAGATAGTCAACACCGCTGCCCTTTTTCTTATCTCTGTCTGTTTCGGTCGCAACAAACTTTTCCGGTGTACCGTTGCCGAGAGCAATCGCACCGTTGCCGAAAAGATATGTTGAAAATACTTGACTCGAACCAGAACCTGTTACAGGACAGCCGTCGTCAATAATAACTCTCTTACCCATATATGTACTGAACGGATTTGCCCCCGACGGCTGAATTACGTCAATAAGGTCTTGCTTTCTGAGTGCCGCCTCAACTGCACTGTGCATAACAACGGCGGTAAGTTCCGCTTTGTTGTCGCCTAAAAGCTGTTGTGCGTCAATAAAAGCACTTCCGCTCCATTTTGCACCGTTACCGCTTGCGCTTGACATATCAAGAATGTTTGACGCAAGTCTTGTTTCAGCCTCTTTAGGCGAACCGTCGGAGACTGCCGGAATTGTGCCGAAGATACCTTTAAGCACTGCGATAAGTTCCTTTTGTAAATCTCTCACCCAAAAGTCAGATACAAGACTTGCAATCGCCGCCATAGGGTCAGCACCCGACATTGCGGCGGAAAGGTCTGTTGCACTCCACATTTTTGCACGTCTTAAAATTACCGCAACGTCTTTCTTACTGCTGATTTTATCGGCGGTAAGGTCATCGCCCTCGATAACCGTTTCCGATTCACCTGTTAGGTCAGAGAAAAACGGCATATTTACAAGCGGACTTGCCTGTGACGCAAGCTTGTCAAATTCTGCGTCATTCTGCACTATACCGCTTTGTACAAGTGCCGATTTTTCAAGTGTCTTTTGAATAACGTACGGATTAAACAGTTCCGGTACGATAATATCTGATAAAGTTGTTCCCATATTAAATTCCTCCTGTCATTCCTGCCTCTTGCATTAATACTTTTGCTTTAGCAGGGTCGTTTTTATAAATTTCTCCCTGTTTGGTAAGATTGAATGTTTCCTTTGCCCAAGGATTTACGTCTGAACTTCCGCTTCCGCCTTTTGGTGTATATGCTCCTCCTTTTTCGGCAAAAAGGTGTGAGTACGTCTTATCCTCCCTAAGCGGTTTAAGAATATCGTCCACACCGACAGGCTTGCCGTCTTTGTCGAATGTAAACTTGTCAATTCCGCCTTGCTTGTAAATAAGATAGTCGGCATCGGTTACACCGGCTTTTGAAAGCTGTTCCTTTAATGCGTATGTCTTTGCGGTGTTCAACGCATCTGTTTTAAGCGTTTCAATCTCGCTTTCATACTCTTTGATTTTGTTCTGCAATTCCGCGTTGTCGGCATTTGATTGTTTAAGGTCCTCAATGGTTTTATTCGCCGTTTTAAGCTCCGTAACTTTGTCATTGAAAACATTTTTCGGTACTGCATACTTCGGAAATTCAGAGTTTACAGTCGACATCACTCCGTCAATATCCAACTTGCCGTCCTCAATCTTCGCCTTTTCCAATATTGCCTTTAACCATTCCATTCTTATTTCTCCTCCATAATTTTTTATTCAGGTGCGTTCCTGTAAAAAAGCATTGTTCTTTATTCTCTGCAACACTTGAAAAAAGAGTATAAAAAAAGCACCGTTTCATAGGTGCTAAGGCGGTAAACCTCGTATATTCACTTGTTCCACTCTCCTTTTTCGTATCAAAAAAGCACGCCCTAAGACGTGCTTAATGTATATTTAATTTATATACCGGGAATTGTTTCTTTAATGCTTTTAGCTAAATTTGCCGCTTTTTTCATCAAAGAATTTTCGCTAAGATATTCAAGTCCTTTTAATGTTATTCGGACATCATCGAATTTGATTCCCTGTATTCCTATCATATCAACTATGATTACTCCGGTTATATATTCTTCTTTGGCAAGCATTCTGATAATATTCTCAAATCGATTTTCTGTTATCTTGAAATTTTCTGCCTTTAGCAAAGACCTATCAACTTCATCACAATCCATTGCACTTTCAAGGACTTTAAGTATTTTATAAATAACTTTAAAATTATCCATTGCCTATACTCCCTTTGTTGTAATAAAAACATACTCATTAGTGTTTTTTGCTTTAATCAAACATACTATATTCTTTTCGTAACTTCTCGTAATACTTTTTTACTTCTTCAGGTGCATCTTCTCGTAAGTGGCATTCTCCGTCGGGATACTCTTCCCATTTGTCCAACTCTTTACTCATCTTCAAATCATATTCTGTTATAAGCCTCATCATTTTACACACCTCTTTACCAATTCCAATAACCGCTTATCTTTTACAATTCCCTTTTTCTCTTGTAACAGCACTTCCGCAATTAATTCATTTAATTGTCTGTTGCCCTCTCTTTTCAATCCATCTTTTGCATTTCGACTAACAGTATTTGACACATAAGAATAATCAAGTCTTTGTTGTTCCTTTACGTATTTCCGCAACTCTGATTCTATGTTCATTTTATTACTTTCTCCACCGTTTGTCAACACAAAATCCCAATGTTTCTTATGGAACATTTCATGCCACAATACATCAAGCTTGTTCTCCGCGACAAAATACCCGTCTTTTAGCATTTCATTCAAAAAGCTTTCATCTGTCAATTTCTCATTGATATATAAGCGATTGTTTTTGTGACTGTATGCGGCTATACCTTTTATTGATTTTGCTATTACGATTTCTGAAACATCACCCAATAAATCGATACTATTCTTAGTATCTATTACAAACTTTATTGTATTCTGTGCGTTCTTCGAGTTTGTTTGCGTATAAATACCGTTATGATTTTTTACAGGATTGCATTTACATCTAACACCATCTTCATCAAATACTTTCGACAAAGACATAGTATCAGTATCTTCAACATTTTCAAGTGTTTCCTCTTCTTCCACAAAATATCCCGTTATTGTACCACGACAACGGGTATGAAACGGCGGTGCGGTTATGCCTTGCTGATATTCGGACAGTTTAAAATGCTTTCCGTGCATACTTGCACACTCATCGCAAATATCACTGTCCATATTCTCGTCAATCTCGTATTCGTCACACCCTGCGCCCATTATCGAACGCAATCTTGCGTCAACCATAATATGCGTATATTCCGTCTGATACAGTGCGGCGGAACGGCTTTTTGAAACATTCATTCTTGCAGAAATATTTTTAATCATTTTATCGGGACTGTCGCCCCTCGTTATGCCATGTACAAGATTTGTATTAAGTTCTCTCAAAAGTTTCTGCTTATCATTCCATATTCGGTCAGAGAAGTTACTTCCGTCAAGCCACTTTTCATATATCGCATTCTTTACCGTGTCACGGTCGAACTTTGCAAAATTAACAGCATAATCAACCGAATCGGCAATATGTTTATTTGTTGTATAATATGTATCACTGTATGCCTTTTTAAGTGATGTTGAAAATTTATCCTCTTGCTTTTGTTTCAAGAGTTCGACTTCTCCACGCATTTGATATTTGAGTGCCTCCAAACGGCTTACCCTTGAACGCATATACTCATTATCAAGCATTGTCGTCCACTTGCCGTCTGCGTTATCAAGTGCCTTTTCGCGAAATTCTTCAAGCGACAGCTTAAACCCTTTAAGTTCGTCACGACTTAGCTGTTTTCGTGCCTCTGCCATACTGATACCGTTTTCACCCGCATACCTTGCGTAAAACGTTTCAATCTCTTTTTTTATGCCGTTTAAGGACCTTTCATACTCTTTTATGAGTTCGCGTTCTATATCATCGGCTTTCTGTGCGTGGATTTTTAAAAGCTCACTGTTCCTCTTCTTCCAATACTCGTTCATTATGTCCACCCATTATATCGTCACTGTCGTCCTTTTCTTCCGCAATTCTCTCCATTTCCTTATCTGCGTCCTCGACAAACGGATGACGTTCAATAATCGTGCGTTGAGATATAACACCAACGCTTTTTTGTGCTATATCCGCAAGTTCGGTGTCGTTTGAAACGCTTGTCCTTGTCCACGTCTGCGTGACATTTTCACAAGCGATACCGCTGTAATCGCATATCGCTTTGATGAGTTCTTCAAACCCACTCCTAAACTCCATTTCTGCCATACCGGCTTTGAGTTCAAGCAGTGAATACAAATATTTCAATGCCGTACCCGATGAATTACCGAAGTTCTGCGGATCGGGATCAATACCTTTGCCCTGTTCAAAAATACTCTTGCGTGTCATTTGGAGCATTTTCTCTCTTGCCTCAACCGGAATATCAATCGTCAAAGTCGAAAGTCCTCCGCTTGCTCCGTCCTCCGAATCAAGCTTAATAGTCTTGTACTTCTTGAGCTGTGTCAAAAACTCCGAAAGGCTCTCGCCCTCATATCCGCTTAGTACGAATATAATCTCCTGTATATCTTCGAGGTCGTTTATAAAACCGCTGTACGTTTTGTCATATGTATCAATAAGTCCTTTTATCGGTGTAAGGTCATCACGATGAAAGCCGTTATTGAAAAACGGAATAAACGGTACACGTCCGAAATTATGACTGTACACGTTACATATAGTTCCGTTTGTTTCAACGTCGTACACGTTGAACATATTATACATTTCAAGCCGTTCAAGACCGTCGCCAATCTTCTTACGGAATACACTGCATTCCTTATCAGTCCAATACTCATAAACGTGGTAAGTGTCACCGTTATCGTCAAGCTCTTGATATGTTCTGAAACACGCCGTAAGTTCGTGTTCCAAAGTATCGCTCCATATCGGTATAACTTGCTTGCTGTCTATAACGTCGTACTTAAATCCGTCATTATCCCAGTAGTGAATCCAACCCAAACCCGCATTTGACGCATTTATCGCAAGTCTTGAACATATTTTCGTGTATCGACTGCCGAGTATATTGCTTATTTTCTCATTCGCCGATTTATTCCCGACATCAAATAACGGCGGTGATGTAAACATATACGCCGCTTTTTGGTCTACAAGCAATCCGTGAAAATTAGACGGTATTCTGTTGTCCGCATTCCTCAAAGGTTTTTCGCCGTCACTGTGCGTCATATGCAGAATGTCATTATCGTTCAGATAATATCGTTCCGCCGTCTGCACTCTTGATATAAAATTCTCGTGTCCGGGTATATATTTTTTTATCAACTTTTTCACTGTTTCCAAATCCATTTTTTATCACCTACTTTAAAATTGACAGTCCGCCTTTTTTCCTGTTCATCATCTCCGCAATACCCGTTGTTGCATCAGGTGCGTCGTCGTGCTTGTTCTTGCCCTCACGTTGATATGTCGTCATTGCCTTATAGTATTCCGGAAAGCGTATATGCCAATCTGACGGAAAGTATATATGCTCCATTACCCAAGTACTGTTGGATAATATTCGTGCCTCTTTGTTATTGCTTTGGTGAAACCATTTCACCGTTGTAAAATTACTGCCGTACTTTTCGGCAAGGATTTCACGAACACGTCTTGCGAACGAACGTCCGCCGTTATTGCTTTCAATCTTTGCAAGATTGACGTTGTTCTCGTATAATCTGCGTGCCGTTTCACCCTCTGTAATCTCCATAGGCTCGTCGGTATAATACACGTCTATGACGTATACTTCTTTGCCGTATATGCCGTATATTATGTTGCAGAGATAGTCCGCACCTGTATCGGCGGTATCGCAATATGCGTGTATCTGCGTAATCGGCGGTAAGTTGTCGTATGTTTTTAGCGTTGTGTAGAGTTTTCCTTGCAAGTCAATCGGCTCTTGCTGATAGTTCGCACTTGCTATATCCGCACCCATTGCCTTAATCTTTAAGTCGTAACTGCTCCGTGAAAGTATTTCGTCACAAAGCATATTGCCGTCATCACAAACGGCTTTCATCGTGATTACTCTGTGCGATATGTTGTTCTCGCTGAAATACTCAATCGCACGTCCCGCAAGGTCGCCCGAAGCCCACCGTGTCATTATAATGATTATCTTGCCTTTTTCTTCAAGTCGTGAAAGCATTGTGTTCGTAAACCATTCCCAATGCTTTTCTTTGACTGTTTCGTTGTATGCCTCCTCAGCATTTTTGATAAGGTCGTCGATTATAAGTAAACTCGCTCCGAAACCTGTCGCAGTACCGGACGGCGATGTGGCAAGATAGTTGTTGTAACCGCCCTCAAGGCTCCATAAGTTCATCGCTCCGTCGCCTTGCTTTATTTTCACATTCGGAAATATGTCACTGTAAATAATCTTTTCCGTATCGGCTTTTTCCTCCTGTATCGCATTACGCACCGCTTTTGAAAAGGTGGTTGATAATGTTTCATTGTATGAGCCGGTCATTATTTTTTCGCTTTGATTTCTGCCGAGCACCCATTCGACAAACATTGACGCAGTACGGCTCTTGCCGTGACGCGGCGGTAAATTGATAATCAATGCGTTTTCGTCACTTTCGTAAAACGATTGCATTTCATTGCATAACCGTACAAGAAATTCTCGCTCCGGCTTGTAGAATAACGGTGCGGTTAAATGGCAAAAATAAAAGAACTCGCGTCGTGCAAGTTCTTTCTTCGCCTCAAGCATTATTAAGTTTTTATCCATCACCTATCAACTTCCTTAATTCGTCAGTCGTAAGATTTGCCATAGGATTGTTTATGTCCATTGTGCCACTGTGCGTTATTTCCTGTTTCGGTGAAAATTCATCTTTGCATTTGCGTTCAAGATACCATAACGACAAATTAATATCACCTTTTTTTATCCCGTGTGCAACGTTTAATTTCGACTTCATTTTGATATTGTCTTTTAGTAGCTCTTTTCGCTCCGAAAACTCCTTGTGTTTCTTGCAGTAATCGTATAACGTGCTTACCGCTATATCCGCATAAATACAAGCCTCTCGGTCACTTAACCCCATTAAAAATCCCTCTTCGAGTTTTTGGACTGTCTCTTTCGTAATCTTTCTCGGTCTTGCCATGAATTTCACCTCCTGTTTTTGGGTATAGAAAAAGCACTACCTATGCGATAGTGCCTTATATTTTACTTTGATACAATAGTGACATTGTATTGTTTTGCTCCGTTGACTGTTTTGCTTTCTTCTTTTTCAGCTATCAGTTCATCTAAAACTTGTAAAGCAATCCGACATTGTATTAATTCTTTATTATTTCGTAAATTATAGTGTACCAGCAGAAAGCTTGCAAAAAATATGATAACAAGAATCATTTTTATATACCAAAGTACAGAACCTCTTTCATTCTCCGATATGCAAAAATTCAAAATAGATATACATAATGCTATAATTGATACAATACAACTCAAGCTACTATATGCATCGTTCTGTTTTCTATCTTCATATCGAACTTCAATTCTCAATTTTTCGCTTTTTAAATATTCCAAAGTCCTATTATAATAAAACTTTTGTGCTTTCCTCCGATATTTTAAATATACCGTATCATTACAATTTTGTTTTAGTGCACGGTCTTTAAAAAATATTATCATTTACACTATCCTCCGTAAAAATTGTATTTGTGTATATAATTCAACAATATCACACAAAATTCCTTTTTTAGAAGAATAATTTTTTTAATATCTCCACTCCCACCAATCACACGAGATATTCACCCATCATCTCACGATGATACACCGCTTATGTTACTTATTTCATGATATACTATATCACAGGTGCAATAGGACATTCTATGACATCTTTTATTAAATTCAATGCTTTTCCATGTAATCTGCACACTTGTTTATAACTGTAATTCATTTTACAAGCAATCATTTCCCACGTTTGAAAATTGAGATAACGCAGAATTAATATAGTTCGAAGTGTTGCGTCGTCGAGTTTATTCACGTTTTCCAAAATCTCTTTTTTAATTTCGTACAGTCTGTCAATGCGTTTATCTATCAATTCGGAATAAGCGGCATAGCTTATGAACTTATTCTCCGAAGTATTCACGTTTGACGTCTGCACCTTTTCACTGCCCGACTGAGCCACAGTGCTTGTTGCGTTTGTCAAAGCTCTCTCCTGCTCCGCAATAAGTGCGTTAATCTCCTCGTCCGTCTTTCTCGCTCTCGAAAGCCATTCTTTACATTCTTTAATCGTCAAATCGTTATCCTCCTCATTCATCATTTTTCAATTTTACTTTTTCAATCGGCACAATAATTACTGCGTGTTTGGTTTTGTCCAAAAGCTCAAGTGAATATTTCAAAAATCCTCTCGGATCTTTTCGTGCGATACACGCATTAAGGATAAACGGTGTCGGTTCGGGAATATTATAAAAATCCGAATAATAAACCGTTTTATTAAGATTTTGTTTTACTTCAAGAATATCCATATCACAAATCCTCAATGCTTATAAATATGCCCATCTGCTCCGCCCAAAACTTTTCTGTTATTTCACTTGCCACAAGTGCATCATCTTTCCAAAATCCCACTTCCGTCATAACGTCTTTAAGCATTTTCTGCAAGTTATCCGTATCGGGTTTTGTTGCCTTATACTCACCGTCCGAATGCTTGCCTTTAGGGAAGCACCACTTTGTCACCATACGCACAGGCTTTTCAAACATCTTTTTAGGTGCGTAATGCGAAAGATGTGCCGCAAGTTTTTCTCTTACCGCTTTAACTTCCGGCGGCTCATAAAATACCGGCTTACCTTTTACAACTGCAACCTTTTTTTCTTGATACGTTTTTGTCGGCGGTATCATTGCCATAAAAAATTGTACTTTCATTTTCTCACTTCCATTTATTTACTTTGTGTCTGTTCTGAAATTTTTGCTTTGTCAGTCAGTAAGGGGAAGGAGTTGTTGTGCGTAAGCTGTCGCACAACTACTTCCCCCTGACCTTAGGGAAAGGGAAACCTTTATATATACGTAGTATATATACATTTTCCTTCCCTCGGGAAAAAGTCGATATTTTCCCGAGTTTTTCTTCCCTAAGGAAAATTAATTTTTTCTCGACTTTTTCTCTAAGGAAAGGAAAGAAATTATTTCGATATTTTCC